CCGGAAACCAGCTTGGCCACCTTCCGCACCACGACCATCTCGTGCATCCAGTACCACCAGCTCGCCAGCTCGTCCTCCTGCAGCTGCGACCGCACCAGCTCCGGGACAGCCCGGCTGCCCCTGTGCAGCGCGTCCTTGGCCCGCACGATCCCGTCGTACATCTGCAGCGCCGCCTTGTTCTCCGGCTCGTCCAACGGGTCGAACACGCGGCCCTGCCGATTAGCAACGTCCAACGCGATGCGCTGACCCGGCATGTCCAACTGGCACAACGTGCTCCCCCGCGACGCGCTCCCGGGCGGCAGGCCGGTCGGGCTCCATCTGCCCCGGAACCAGTCCATCAAGGGCGGGAACTCGATCCTGCTGTTGCGCCCGTCGTCCAGCTCGATCACGATCTCGCCGGGATTGCCTGCTGACTTCGCCATAACTGGAACCTCCCTTCGTGCTTGCCGCAGCACTCGTATAGTAGGAAAGAAAAAGGCGGCGGCCGGGGCTCCGCTTCCATCGTACAGATCGACGACCCCAGTATCGGCTGACCGCCGTACCGGGCACGGACGATGATCAGCCTGGTGTTCTTCAACGCGAGGGTCTGGCCCTCGACCACGTTCCGGATCTGAATGCCGAGCCTGCGGTACATCCGGTAGTAGCTCAGATTGGCGAACGCGATCGACCCGTTCGGGATCGAGTCCTGAATCTTGCACGGGTGCTCGAGGATCGTGTACGCCTGGTGGTTCATCCCGAGCAACCGCCGGGCGTCGCTCGATCCCACCGGGACGGCCCTGGCCTGCCGGTACATGTAGTCGGACGTGACGTACACGCAGGCCCTCGGGTTGCTGTTGCGCATGGCCTTCGTCAGACCGAACGCCAGCTTCTCGAAGTCGCCCAACGTGAATGGACCGGCGGTCCCGTTGGCCGAGTTGGCCGTGTTGATGCCGCTCACGTTCCCGGACAGGATGCCCAGCGGCTCGGTCGTGCCGTCGCCCACCGCGATCTGCTCGTCCATCCACTCCTTGAGCTTCATGCCGAGCCTCTGCACGATGTACGTGCCGAAGTTGATCGGCGTGTCCGACTCCCAGTCCAGGCCCAGTTCGATTCCCGCCACGGTGGCGAAGATGCTCGTGTCGAGGTTGCCGATCAGGCTGGCCGTCTCGACCAGGCTGAACGTCGTGCCCTCGGTCTGGGCGGTGAAGCTCGGATCGGTCCACGTGCTCCCGTCAACGACCGAGCCCCTCGGGAGGCTCTGCATGTCGACCAGCGGGGCCAGCTCGCCGAACAGGATCGGGACGCCCGCTATGGCCTCGTCAAACACGCGAGGGACGGCGTAGCCGCCTCCGCTTACCGTGTCGTCCAGCAATGCCTTCCGCTCGGACGGGGTCAGCTTCCGGTCGTCGACCTCCGTGCCGCTCAGGTCGATGCGCGTCTCCTGCCCGCCCATCACCCCGACGACGCCGGTCCACTTCATCTCGTGCAGCGCGTAGAGGATCAGCTTGCGCTCGTGCTCGGACAGCAGGGCCTCGCACGCGGTGGGGCCGACCGTGCCGCGTAGCAACTGGTACTTGGCGAACGCCCCGATGACGGCGAAGTCCGCCTCGCTCGGGAGCTCCATCGTGCGGTTGAACCGCTTGGCCGGCTCCCCGGCGAGCGGATGCCGCTTCCCTCCGTTGATGTAGTCCGGGCAGATCGCCGTCTTGCGCTCCTGCGAGTACGCCTCGACCGGCGCCTTCACTCGCGGGTTGCTCCGGCCCGCCGCGGCCTTCACCATAAACGAGGCGGCGACATCGGCCCGCGTCTCGCCCAGGTCGGCCGCAGCCTTCCCGCGGCTGGCCATGATCTCGTCGACGCGGCGCTCGACTCGGTCGTTGAACTCGTCAGCGGCTTCGTCGGCCGATCTCGCCGTGGCGGCCCCCTCGCCGCCCTCCACGCCGCCAAGCTCCGCCGGCTTCTCGCCGATCTTCTCGGCCAGCGTGCCTATGGCCTGCGTCATTTCGCTCAGCCCCGCGATCATCGGGGCGTTGGCCTGGGCCAGTAGCTCGCCCAGCTCCTCCTTTACGTCCGGGGCCTCCGCCATCAGTTCGGCGTACTTCCCGGCCGTCAGCGAGCCGCCGGCAATCGCCTCGGTAATCGCCGACTTGTACTCGTCGTCGGAGGCATCGGCGGCCACGTCGAGGTTCTCGACGGCCCACTTCTTCAACGCTTCTGTAAGTTCCATTTCGGAACCCCCTTCTGAAAAAGCACTTTGCCGGAGTCGCCTCCGACTCATTCCAGACCGAGCAGCCTCCGCCACCGTCTGTTGCGTTTCTCCCGCAACCTGGCGTCGATCAGCGTCTTGGCCTGCCTCAACTCCTCCTCCGTCGCCGCAGCCGCCAACCAGGCGAAGGTGACCTTCGGTCCCTTGCCTATTGGTTCCTCCTGACCTCTGTCCCCTGACTCCTGACTCCTGACTCCTGACCCCTTCTTCGGCAGGTGCGCCCGCAGGTGCTCCATCACCCGCTCCAGATCATCGCCGATCCCGTCCACCTGGTTCGCCCTGGCCAGGGCGTTGCGGACGCCGTTGAGGCTCGCCTTTCCCGCGTTCTCGCCGCCCGGCGGGAAATGGTGGCCGAGCTTCAGGTCGTCGAACGTTTCGACCGTCCCGGCATGCCAAGCGAAATACCTCTTGATCTTCCCCTTCTCAGCAGCCGACAGGTCGCCCCAGTTCTCGTCGGTGAAGTCGCTCAGCCTGAGCTTGCTCCACTCGCCCTCGGCGCCCTCACCCGAGCCGCCAGGCGGGTCCCCGGGGACCGTCCCCTTGCTTACCGTCGAACTGGCCGACTTGCTTGACGGCCACCGGACCGACTGCGGTTCGGCCTCCCTCGCCGGGTCAGTGGGCGGCGTCTGGTCGCAGTCGCTTGAATCGGGCGTGAAGCCCCGGCCGATCACGGGCCTCGCCTCGTAGACGCTCTTGAACCAGCCCTTCACCCGGTTGTCATGGAAGCCCTTCTCTCCCAGCAGGTTCCACGCCTCGATGATCGCCCCGCGATTGCTCGCCACCGACACCACGGACCGCTCCATGATCTCGTACTCCAGGATGTGCCAGCCGAGCGGCACGTCCTCCTCTTCCTTCTTTGATCTGCGCTCCTCATACTTCGTCGGCAGGAAGCCGTGCGACATTCGCCGGAGCACCTGGAACTCGATCATCTGGGCCACGTCGCGGCCGAACGGGAAGTCCATGATCGCCGACTGCTCGGCGAGCCGCTTGCTGTTCTGCTTGAGGAGCTTCACCAGCCTGCCGATCGGCTGCACCGAGACGTGGTTGAACAGCAGCGGGCCCAGCATGTCGACCGTCGCGCCCTTCGGCTCCAGGATGTCGAAGTCCCGGTCCTCGTCCACCGTCGTCAAGGTGTAGTCGAACACCAGAACGAACCCGTCGAGTCCCGCCGGCTTTGCCGTGCGCTTGACCGGCAGCAATTCCATGTTGCGGCTGAGGCGGTCGCGGCCATCCTCCCCCAGGACGCTCCACGGCAGCGACTCGATGGTCGCCCCTTGCTCGGAATAGGTCAGCGTGTTGGCAGCCTTCTCCATGGCCTCCTGCCACTCCGCGGGCGAGACGCCGAAGAGGTTGGGAGGCGTCGCGTCCAGGTAGCTCCCAGCCGTGCCAATGCCCCACCTCCCGTCCGGCCTCCGGCCCCGCAGGCTCTCCAAAATCGGGGCAACCGTCTCCAGCTCAGCCGTCGCCATGATTCGCTCCCGGAAAAGAAAAAAGGCCCGCAACCTGCGTGAGGTTACGGGCCCGGTGTTCCCGACACCCAGTTATATCAAATGGCCGGCCCAGTGTAGCTCGGCCAGCGATTAACGCTCAGTCCTTTCAACCTTTTGCCTGACCAAAACGAGTTGCCCGGCTTCCCAGGACAATTCCACCGCCGTCCGCCCGAAGAAGTCCCGACCGGCAATCCGCTGGATCTGCTCCTTCAACCCCGCTACCGCTCGGCCCGCCCGATACTCGGTCGCGTCAAGCAGCTTGTTCTTCGGCGGCCCCAGGTCCAACATCATTCTATGTCCCCAGTCGGGG